CGCGTGGATATGCGCCAGAGAAGGTTCACTGAGCAGCATGCCCGAACCAGAGTCGAACACACGACACAGGAAACCTGAGAGAAATCTCGGGAGACCTCCTTTTCGCTGGAAACCAGTGAAAAGAGTGGAGTCGATCCTTCCTTGGTCAAGACCTTTTTCGAGGTCCTTACCGAAGTCGGATAGGGTTATCGTCAAAAACGACAACCCCTCGTGTTCAACTCTATCCGTGATCGTTTTGAGATCACGGACGGTGCTTGTGTGACAATGTGTGCCCAGATCATCGAGCACACGATGCAAGAGCGGCATGGGGCTTTTCACTGCACCCTCCTAACAGGGGGTAGACAGATCCTTGTCCCATGTTCGGTGATCCGTATCAAGAAACCTAGATGAGGAGCATCACCATTCGGAAAGGCTCGTGGGTTTTAGTCTGCCCACTTCCGTCTGGTGTTGTAGCTCCTCATCTAGGCGATCTTGGCACTCCCTTGGAAATACCCTCAAGGAGTGGTCAGTTCTCACCACCAAGAAGCTTGGTGATGTTGGCACCAGAAGTCGCCTGAAGGTTGGCGAGGAAGCCGTCGATGACGGCCTTCTGCTCGGCGACCGTGTACCCAGTTGTCGGAACATCCGCCACGACATAAAACGTCATGGAGTACGGAAGGTTCGACGCAGGGAACAGCGGGTCGGGAGCAGTCTTCTTGTGCACGATGCGTGCGGTCCTGCGAACGCGCTTGCCATTGGCATGCGCGATCGACAGATTGATGGCCGAGTCTGCAGAGGAAAACTCTCCAGACCGGACACCAGAGCTGACTCGCGGAAGCGAGACAGCAGAGGCCGGCGCAATCGTAATTGACTGAGGATCGGTGAACATGAAACGTCTCTCTTGCAGGTGGGCCGTGCACCGGACGGTGCACGGGTCTGAAGCTCGGGTAGCTCCCTAGCTACCATAGCTTCTCCGGGGCCTTGGTCAAACCAAGGGCACCCAGGATTCCCCATTGCCTCACGTTGAAACTCGTGGGGTTAATGGCGAACCCATAAGGGGTGGCTCGAACTCGTTCCTTTCTGATTGTGCTGAAAGTGATCGAGTACGGGCCAGAGACACCAGTCAAACCGACTGGGCCACTGAGAGAAAGGGTATGATCTGTTATCGTTTCCGACATCAGATACCCATATCTCAACACCAAACCGTCCTCACTGAGTCGAACAGCATTGGAGATGTTATCCCCAATGTTGATCTTCCAGTCGGACAGCCAACTCCACGGAGCTAGATTCCAGAGCGTCTCGGGAGTAACCCGAGTGCCGAGCAGATGATTGATCTTCTGCTCATATCCCTTCAACTTGTTGAGAGTACTGTTGTCTCTCTGCAAGAAGTAGGTGAACGCGCCGCTGAAGGATACGGTATTTTGCGTCCGTATCTCTTCGGTCAGGATTCCAGCCGTCGCTCTACCAACCATCATCGAAGCAAGCGCACTCGGTGCAACGTTCTCAACCCAGATGGGGTGAGACGGTGACAAAGTGTTGAACTGCTCCGTGACAGTGGTAGGGAACGTCATTCTCCGGCGTATTGTAGCGCCGGAGTCTCGCTGCAACTGGTCAAGCAGCTGTGAAGCATGCTTGATTGCGTAGAAGGTCTTCTGGATGTCGCTAATTAGCGGCAGCCAACCAAACTGGACTTCTAAATGCGAAGATCCCGCAGTGCGGGCATTCGCAGTCAGAGTTTTCCAGTGGTCCAAGTTGACCGAGGGCGGAAAGCCCTCAGATTTCAACTCGGCAAGACCAACAGCGAGAGCCTCAATCGGGTTCGTCGGTGC